TTCAAAGGAGCCTACAAAGATTTACAAGAAGAACAAAAAGGCCGTGTCCGTGGAGGAGCTGGTCTTGCATATGACCAAATGTAATGGACTCATATTTCTACACTGACATACCTCTGTATGATAATGGCACATGGACAACTACTAGTTTTTCTAGTAAGGATGACTTCCGTGACTTTGCTGTTAGTATATTCAAAGAACCAGGTCAGTATCAGTTTAATGATACTACAGCTAAAATATTCAATGAACAGGCTACGGCTTTTAAGCAGCAGGGTTTTTATTGTCAGGCACCTGAAGGAACTAAGGACTTTATAAAATACTGGAATGACCAGAAGACTAAGAACCGTAAAGGGCTTATTGTGAGGGACAGTGGCCTTGAATGGTATCTTACCCGGGATTACTACATGTGGTTAAACTTTCTGCCAATATTCAATAAGGAGATTCAGAAGTTTGGTTTTGCTGATGTCAGAGATGCTCAGTATCACATGGCCTTGTATGAGATTCTTGCTGAGCTATCATATCAGCACTCTGCTATCTTGAAGAAACGTCAGATTGCATCATCATACTTCCATGCTGCTAAGATGATTAATCAGATATGGTATGAGGAAGGGGTGACTCTTAAGATGGGAGCTAGTCTCAAGGATTACATTAATGAAAAGGGTACTTGGAAGTTCTTGAATGAATATGAGGCATTTCTTAATACTCATACAGCGTGGTATAGACCAATGAACCCTAATAAGGTCCTATTCTGGCAACAGAAGATTGAAACAGAGACATACTTTGGTGGTAGAAAACGTAAGTCTGAGATTGGTCTTAAAGGAGTTATTCAGGGGATGTCCTTTGAAAAGGATCCTACAAATGGTGTCGGTGGTCCAGTAAAATACTTCTTTCATGAGGAAGCAGGAATTGCTCCTAAGATGGATCAAACCTATGGTTACATCAAGCCGGCCTTAAAATCAGGTTTGATTACAACTGGTATGTTTATAGCTGCCGGTTCTGTCGGTGACCTTGATCAATGTGAACCACTCAAGGACATGATCATGAATCCTGATGGTAACGATATATATCCAGTTGAAACTAATCTTATTGATGACAAAGGTACTATAGGTAGAAGTGGTTTATTTATTCCAGAACAATGGTCAATGCCACCATATATTGACCAGTACGGTAATTCTCTTGTAGAAGAGGCTTTGGATGCTCTTAACAAGTACTTTGAGGAATGTAAGAGAAAGATGAGTCCTGAGGCTTATCAGCTTGAGGTATCTCAGCATCCTAGAAATATCAAGGAAGCATTTGACTTTAGAACCATATCATTATTTCCATCTCACCTTATATCTGCACAGCTTAGAAGAATTGAAGAAAAGGACTACTCTTATGAGCATTTAGATATTTACAGAGGTACTGATGGCAATCCAGCTGTGTCGGAAACAAACAAGCTTCCTATAAGAGAGTTTCCAATTACTAAGAATACTGAAGATAAAACAGGTTGTTTAGTTGTATGGGAAAGACCTGTAAAGGACCCAGGGTTTGGAACATATTATGCATCAATTGACCCTGTTGGTGAAGGAAAGACTACTACATCAGAATCATTGTGTTCTATCTACGTGTATAAAACAGCAATAGAGGTAACTAAGAATAATGGTGAGAAAGTAGAAACCTACATTGAGCAAGATAAACTTGTTGCTACATGGTGTGGTAGATTTGATGATATAAATAAGACCCATGAAAGATTAGAGTTAATTATTGAGTGGTACAATGCCTGGACTATTGTGGAGAATAACATTAGCCAGTTTATTAACCACATGATCTACAGAAAGAAGCAGAAATATTTGGTACCAAGGTCACAGATCCTCTTCCTAAAAGATATTGGAGCAAATGCCAATGTATTCCAAGAATACGGATGGAAGAATACAGGTACCTTGTTCAAAAGCCACATGCTTAGTTATGCCATTGAGTTTGTAAAAGAGGAACTAGATACCATTACAGACAATGATGGTAAGCCTCTAAAGACTATATTTGGCATTGAAAGGATCCCTGATCCAATGCTTCTAAAAGAGATGATGGCATACAGAGATGGAGTCAACGTGGATAGACTTGTATCATTTGCAGCTCTAGTTGCATTTGCCAAAGTTCAGCAGGCTAATAGGGGTTATAAAAAACGTTATGAAGAAACTGGTACTAAAAACTTGGATAACAACAGGAATTTCAGTAAATTAAATAGTAGTCCCTTTCGACATATGGGAGGGTCTGGTAATAAGTTTCCAGGAATGAAAGTACCAAGAAATGCATTTAAAAATTTAAGGTGATATGCAGATATACAATGCAATGCAATTAAAAGCTGGGGCTAAGGTAGAGTACAACAAGATGGGTACTCTAAATCAGCCTATCCAGTTTATTCCAAGAAAGGAGAAAGATAATGATTGGACAGCATGGAATCTTGACTGGTTAGAGTGGAAAGGTCTTCAGCATATACGTAGAAATGCACGTAGGTTGATGAAGAACTATAAGCTTGCAAAAGGTATCATTGACAAGGGTGACTACATTGTTGAGGAGGATAATGAGTATGCAGATCTTATTGAGACATTAACAAAGGAAGATGCATCAGCTCTAGAACTTAAGTTCTATCCTATTATACCTAATGTAATCAATACTCTTGTTGCAGAATTTGCTAAAAGATCATCACATGTATCATATAGAGCAGTAGATGATATCTCCTATAATGAACTCTTAGAGTTAAAAAAGGAACAGCTTCAGGAATCTATTATGAGAGATGCTGAAAGAAAACTCATGCAACGTCTTATAGAAGATGGAATGGATCCTCAGTCTGAGGAGTTTCAAGAGGCTATGAGTCCTGAGAGCATAAAGAGTCTTCCTGAGATTCAAAACTTTTTTGATAAGTCATATAGATCAATACCAGAACAATGGGCTGCACACCAACATAATGTTGATGTGGAGAGATTTGGACTAGAAGAACTTGAGGAAAGGGCTTTTAGGGATATGTTGATTACAGACCGTGAGTTCTGGCACTTCAGAATGCTTGATGATGATTATGATGTAGAACTATGGAATCCAGTTCTTACTTTCTACCATAAATCTCCTGATGCACGTTACATTAGCCAGAGCCAGTGGGTTGGTAAGTTTGATATGATGACTGTAGCTGATGTCATTGACCGTTATGGATGGTTGATGACTGAGGAACAGATGGAAACTCTTGAACAGATCTATCCTGTACGTTCTGCCGGTTATCCTATTCAGGGTTACCAAAATGATGGTAGCTACTATGATGGAACTAAGTCACATGACTGGAATACAAACATGCCTTCATTGGCATACCGTCAATATACTTCTATGTGGGACAACACTCTCCGTGGAGGTGATATTGTAAACTGGATCCTTTCAGACAGTGAGGACTGGTTTGATATGGGTATGACTAACCTTCTAAGAGTTACAACTACCTATTGGAAATCACAAAGAAAAGTAGGTCACCTTGTTAAAATTGATGATCTTGGTGTTGTAACAACAGATATTATTGATGAATCCTATGTAGTTACAGATAAACCTGTTTACAATCAGGATCTGTTTACAGGTAAGACAAGACAGAATCTTTTGTTTGGTGAGCACATTGAATGGATTTACATCAATGAAGTTTGGGGTGGTGTAAAGATTGGTCCTAATCACCCTACATATTGGGGAACAAATAACCCTGGTGGTATTAACCCTATTTATCTGGGTATAAACAACAATAATATTGGTCCTCTTAAATTCCAATTTAAGGGAGATGATTCAATGTATGGTTGTAAGTTACCAGTTGAAGGTTCTGTATTCTCAGATCGTAATACAAGATCAACATCTCTTGTTGACCTAATGAAACCATTCCAGATTGGTTATAACATAGTAAACAATCAGATTGCAGACATTCTTGTAGATGAATTGGGTACTGTAATTCTGCTTGACCAGAATGCTTTACCTAGACACTCATTAGGAGAAGATTGGGGAAAGAACAATCTTGCTAAGGCTTATGTAGCAATGAAGAACTTCCAGATGCTTCCATTGGATACATCTATTACTAATACAGAGAATGCTCTTGCCTTCCAGCATTATCAAAAACTGGATCTTGAACAGACTAACCGTCTGATGTCAAGAATTCAGCTTGCTAATTACTTTAAGTCTCAGGCTTTTGAAGTAATTGGTCTTACTCCACAGAGATTAGGACAAGAGATTTCTAGACAAACAGCAACTGGTATTGAGCAATCAGTCAATTCAAGTTATGCTCAAACAGAAGTATACTTTATTCAGCACTGTGACTACTTGATGCCACGTGTGCACCAGATGAGAACTGATCTAGCTCAATACTACCAGTCTACTAATCCTTCAGTAAGATTACAGTACATTACCAATACAGAGCAACGTAAGTTCTTTGAGGTTAATGGTACTAAGCTTATGTTGAGAGATCTTAATATTTTCTCTACAACAAAGGCTAATCATAGAGCTGTTATTGAACAGCTAAAACAGCTTGCTATTAATAACAACACAACAGGTGCTAGTATCTATGATCTTGGCCAGTTGATGATTGCTGATAATCTTCCAGATGTAACTGAGATTCTTAAGGAGTCTGAACGTAAACAGAATCAGATCCGTCAGGAACAAGCACAGCAGCAAGAGGCTATGTTGCAACAAGAATTACAAGCTAAAGCTGAAGAGGAAAGAATGAAGAGAGAGTTTGAGGCTACTGAGAATGATAAGAACCGTGCTAGTCGTCTTCAAGAGGCTCAGATTAAGTCTGCAGGGTTTGGAGCTACTGTTGATATTAACCAGAACCAACAGAGTGACTACATGGATGCCCTAAAAGAAATAAACCGGACTAATGCCCAGTTAGATAATATCAACTTACAGAGAGAGAAGGAGATTAATAGACAGGCTGAAACAAGACAACAGACTGCAGTTAAGCAAGAGGAATTGAATGTAAAGAGAGAACTTGCTCAGACACAACTTCAAATTGCCCGTGAGAATAAGAACAAGTATGATAAAAAGGACAAGGGTACCAAGAAGAAGTAAGGGATTGAACTAGACTTTGCTATAACCTCACCTCTATTTAAAAATTGAGGTGAAGTTATAAAGTTTAAACCTATACTTTTGTGTATATTGATATTGTAAAACCAACAAAGATGGAAGATAATAAAACAGCAACTGCTGCAGCTGAGAGTACTCAGATTGAGCAGGTTGACATTGATCTGGATAGTTTAGACTTTCTAGGTACACCGGGAGCAGATAATGTTATGCTTCCAGAGGAACAGAAGCCAAATGTATTTACACAGCCTACTGTAGACCTCTCCTTTATTGACAAAGATTCTGATGAAAAAGGCTCAGAATCAAAGGATGCAGTTCAAATTGATGATGTAATCAACGAGATGGATCCTGATGCTGACTTCAGAAAGAAGACAGAAGAAACACCAGGAGAAAAGAAGACAGGTAGACCTAAGGTTGAAAAGAGTGGAATGGCTGAGGTAGTTAACAAACTAATTGAAGCAGGTAAAATTGTTCCATTTGATGATGACAAACCTCTTGAGGAATACACTCTAGCAGACTATCAAGAACTCATTGAAGCAAACTTTGCTGAGATTGAGAACAAGGTACGTCAAGAAACTCCAGTGGAGTTCTTTGACAGTTTACCACAGGAACTACAATATGCTGCAAAATATGTAGCAGATGGTGGTCAGGATCTTAAGAGTCTTTTTAAAGTACTTGCTTCTGCAGAAGAAGTAAGAGATCTTAATCCATCAAATGAATCGGACCAAGAGCAGATTATACGTGAATACTTACGTGCAACTAATTTTGGTACAATGGAAGAGATCAATGAAGAAATTGATGGTTGGAAGGATAGAGGAGATCTTGAATCTAAGGCATTGAAATTCAAACCAAAATTGGATGCAATGCAGGAAAAAGTTGTTCAAGGTAAACTTGCTGAACAAGAGAATCTCCGTAGACAACAACAAGCAGCAGCTCAGCAGTACATGGAAAATGTATACAACACTGTAGCATCTGCTGACATCAATGGACTGAAGTTGGATAAGAAGACACAGGGACTATTATATAATGGTCTTGTACAACCTAATTATCCTTCTATCTCTGGAAGACCTACTAACTTGTTAGGACATCTTTTAGAGAAGTATCAGTATGTTGAACCAAATCATGGATTGATTGCTGAGGCACTCTGGTTACTTTCTGATCCTGATGGATACAGAGGTAAGGTTAGAGAACAGGCTAAAGTTGAAACTACTGAAAAGGTAGTAAGACAACTTAAGACAGAACAGGCCAAGCTTCAGACATCAGCACCTGTAATTGAAAAAGAAGAAACAGTTCAAAGAAGAATACCAAGAGGTGGTAATTTCTTTAAACGTTAATATAGATTAACCAATTTAAGTTAAATAACAAAAATGGCAACTCCAGTTTTAAACAATGGTATATTTCTACGAGATACCAATTATGCGGCTAGTTCGCACGTAGATTCATACCACCTTGTTAACATGCTGAAAAATGCAGAGCCAATGGACCTTGGTCCAGTAGATCTTTGGGCTATGGCTCAGAAGGTTGAAATGCCTCTTTATCAGATGTCAAGCTTTGGTG